TATTGCTGTATCTTTATGAATCTCTAAGTCGGTATCTCCACTTATAGTTTTTGGAGCTGAAGATGCAGCAGCAGCTTTTGCCGCACGAGCTGCCTTTACCTTAGTTGCATCCATTTTCAATCCGCCAGCTGTCTTTTTAGCGTTTAATAGATACATTAAAATATAATTAATTGTATAACCAGCCTGCGAAGCAGGTATACCGAACTTGTCTTTAAATACTGGCACTAATTCATTTATAAACGTCTTTGGATCGCCAGAAAAATGAAATACCTCTTTTCCATCGATTACTTTACGCTCTTTTGCATGAGCAAGAATTTCCTTTGCCATCTCTGTACCAACCTCTTCCTCTGTTTTGTTAGCTGCAGCTGCAATTCTAGCTATCGCCCCAGCACCATATGCTTTTCCTTGCCCAGGTAATGTTTTCTTAGTGATAGGTTCCGTTGTTATATCACCAGCCATATCTATTGGGGCTTCAGTCAATGGGTTAGCGTTATGCTTGTTATATGCTTCAAATATTAGTTTGCTATCTAAATCCATAGTACTTGATTATTTATATCTATAAATTATTATTTATGTGTGAATAAAATTGGTATTTTTGCAGTAAGTCCGCTAGAATCAGACTGTTTGTTGGAGAGAACGTCTAAAAATATTAAGGATATAGAGCTAAACATAACATATAATAATAAAAATGTTGGTTTATGTGAATTTTACAATAAAGTTATAGATCAAAGCAAGTATGATATTACAGTACTATGCCATCATGATATATCATTAGAATATGCTAATTTAAATACTTTGCCAACAGCTCTAAAGAAATTTGACGTTATTGGTATTGCAGGTGGTCTTAACCCAGGTATTAAAGAAAAAAATTTATGGCACTGGATGATGCCAAAGGAATATTATAGAGGTTTTGCCGGTCACTACGCTGATTCTGAGACTATGTACATGACTAATTTCGGACCCACACCATCACGCGTAGCAGTTCTTGACGGTGTATTTTTAGCATTAGATACAAGAAAAATTAGAGGGTGTAGAGCAAGGTTTGACGAAAGGTTCATATGGCATCATTATGATATCGATTTTAGCTTGACTTGTAACAAATACCGTCTTAAATTAGGTGTATGGCCTGTATTACTCTTTCATCAAAGCCCCGGGTTAAGAGATATTAATGACGTTGAATGGAACAAGAGCAATCAAAGGTTTATTGAGAAGTGGGGAAATGAGCGAGTCTAAAAAATATTTAGATTTAGATTTTTACGAATCTATTGTTGCATATAATTGCTTAATAGACCCCATATATCTATCATCTATTATTGATCATTTAGAAATAAAATTTTTTAAAAATAATGATATTAAAAATATAATAAAAATTATTTTACAATTCTTTAAACAACATGGTAAAGTTCCAACTAATACTGAGGTTAAGGCCTATCTAACGTCAGATGAATTAAAAGAAAGCTTTAAGCGATTAGTTACTTCTTTTACAGATATTGATAAAAAATTTAACCGTAATGAGCTTATAGAAAATACTGAACACTTTTTAAAAGAAAAAGCAGTTTTTAATACTCTTTTAGAGGCAGCTGAAAAGCTTGATAACAAAAATCTTAATACGGCGGATTTGCTTGGTAAAATTGAAAAAGCTGTAGGTGTAAATTTAACTCAGAATATGGGGTTAGAGCTTTTTAGCGATATTGATCGTCTTGTTGAAGAACTACATAAAGATGAGCCTTGTGTCAAGACTGGGTGGAAGTGGTTAGATAATAAGCTTGGTGGTGGGTTTCAAGAAAACGGGCGATCAATGTATGTATTTGCTGGTGAGACTAATGTTGGGAAGAGCGTATTCTTAGGTAATGTAGCCACCAATGTAGCTATGCAAGGTAAAAATGTTTTATTAATTTCCCTTGAAATGAGTGAAATGATGTATGCAAGGCGTCTATCATCTTCTATTACTAGGATACCCTTGAGCCATTTAAAAGAAGAATCTGAAATGCTTAAAGATCAGATAAAAGAAATATCTAAAGGTAAAAAGTCGAAGATTATTATCAAGGAATTTCCGCCTTCTACTTTAACCCCCCATCAGTTAAAAGGCTTTATTAAAAAGCTTATACAAAAAGGTATTAAGATAGATTTAATTGTTCTCGACTATTTGAATCTTCTTCATAGCCCAGTTGGTAATAATAGTTATGAGCGTATCCTTTATAGTGCGCAGCAAGTACGTGCAATTAGCTATGAAATTATGTGTCCTATTGTTTCTGCTACGCAGTTGAATAGATCTGGGTATAATGTAAACAATCCAGGTCTAGAAACAATTTCGGAGAGTATTGGTCTAGCAACAACATCAGACGCTATTATTTCAATATGGCAGAAAGATGAAGATAAGGAACTAGGTATAATAAACATCGGCATGTCAAAGAATAGATTTGGACCAAATTTCGGTAGTATCGCTTTGAAAATAGATTATAACACCCTGACAATTACAGAAGATGATACTATAAATGAAAGCGAAGAGGCTATACAGTTCTCCAAAACCCTTACATCATTAAGTGATAATACGTGATTTTGAAGAACCTGTATATAAATTTTAGTAAATCATTGATTATATATGAATTTCAGCAATATACATCGTGAGGAAATCGATCATCTTTTTAGATGCTTTTGTAGCTACGTTTGTATATGTTACAACAAGAAATACAATTTAGCAAATATACTACTACTTTATCTACAGAATTTAGGTGTTAAGAATTTATTTAAAAGTATGATGGATGTTGATGATGATGTAGAAGCAGTTAGAACATTCTTAGAGTTTGACCCTTCATTATGTAAAAGCAAATATATAATGAAATATTTGAACCATAGAAAGAAATGATTAACGATAAATTAATTTACAATACGTATTTAAAAATTTCTAGAACCCAAAGTGGTATGCCTTTTAGGTTTCGCAAGCAATGGGAAGGGTTCGAGGAATCACATGTATACCCTCATGTTCTAAGGCTTAAAAATTTCTTTTCAAGAAATAGAAATGTAGATATAAATGATTTTTTTTCTGCCCCCTATACTGTATATCCCGGCGAAAGTGGCTTTGATCTTAGCTTTTATTCATCTCCTAAAGCTATTAAAGTTTATACATTAGCCGTACGTAAAAAAATGCTACTTTCCCCGGATGATAACTATCATTTGAACAGTATTGCTAAAGGATTAAAATTTATACAAACATTTTGTTATAATAGTAAAATATACGTTGACGATTACCCTAAATTCAAGGATGGTGTACAGAGTATGTTTATAACTCATTTAAAAGAAAAAAAAATTAGCATTTACAATCTTTTCGCTTTCAATAATTTTGAAAAATATCTAGCTGAAAATGATCCGGATTTATTGAGATTTACATTAGGGGAATTATATGACAATATTCCAGTATTTAGGACAAAATATCTTGGCAGTAAATCGGCAAAATTATTAGCTAGCTCAGGATTAATTAAAATAAAAAGAAATCTTGCTTGATTTCATAATAGAAGATATTACTATATCAATATATGAGTACATTTACAAATTCAATGTTTGAAAGCATCAAGACTGCGCTAACCAAGAATACAAGCAATACTTCTCGCAATAAAGACATTCTTAAAACGGAAGTGGGTAATACATACACCGTTAGACTTTTACCTAACGTGAAAGACCCCTCAAAGACTTTTTTTCATTACTATACTTTTGGATGGACTAGTCTTTGTACAGGTCAGTATGTAGGTACGATTAGCCCTACTACTTTTAATGCCCGCGACCCTATCGCCGAAACTCGTTACAGAATTTTAAAAACTGGTACCGAAGAAGAGAAGAACAAAGCTCGCTCTATTATTCGTTCCGAAAAATGGCTAGTTAATGCCTATGTTATTAATGATCCTGTAAATGCAGATAATAATGGTAAAGTAATGATTTTAAGATATGGTAAGCAGTTGCATAAAATTATTATGGATGCAATTGAAGGTGAAGGTTCTGAAGATCTTGGTGCGAGGATTTTCGATCTTTCGGATAAGGGTTGCGGTCTTAAGATTAAAGTGGAGCAGCAAGGTGATTTTCCAACTTACGTTAGTAGTAAGTTTATGATGCCTAAGGCAGTTGAGGGATTAGATAAAAAGAAGATTGATGACCTCTATGCTAATACTTTTGATCTAGAAACAGTATTTCCTGTTAAGTCGTATGAAGAGTTAAAAACAATGCTAGATGAACATTTCTTCTGTACGTCAGAATCGGATAGGGCAATCACTTCTACCCTTAAGAAAGCTACCAAAGAACCAGTTCAAGAGGCAGTAGATTCTACCGAAGTACTAGAAGATGATACTGTAAAAAAGCTCTTGGCGGGTCTAGATGAGACTAACTGATGTCAGAAGCGTTAGTACCACTAGATCCAAATAGTCCAGAGGCTAAAAATGCTATTCTTGCCCTATTGGGGAGTACCCTAGCTGAACTAAAGCAAATAGATAAAAATGTTGTTGGCTCTTCTAAAGATATTAGGGCTAATAAAACTAACCTACAGGATGTTTTTAATATTACAGACCAGCCAACGGTTAATTCACAATTACAATCTAATCCTCAGGTTATCCCTGTTCAACCTACAGGTAATACGTTAGCTACAATAACAACAGTAGTACAGCAGCAACCGGCTCAAGTACCAGTACAATCTGTTTCCGAGGAAGACCCTAATCAACTTGTATTTGATTTTACTAAAAAAATTACCCCAGATACAATAAACGATAAACTAGATAGAATTTTAGATAAGCTAGATAGACTTATTGATATTTTAAAGTAAACTTGACTTCCAATTAGCTAGTATATAATAATACTGTGAACGTTAATATACCAGATAGAAAGTTGTTTATTAATGGTTTTCTTGCACCGTTGAGTAAGATTAATGATAGCTGTGTTATTGCAGTTTCGAATACAGGGTTTTCTTGTGTAGTATGCACATCAGACGCTTCAATTATACTACATTCTAGTTATGATATAGGTACAAATCTCAAAGAAAATCTTCGGTTAAATATTGCTGATATTAAGAAGGTAATTAAAGCCTTCGAATGCATAGCATCAGACAATTTTACTATTGCAATAGATAAAAATAATATCAATTACGCAGGTGATGAAATTAAATTTAAATATCATTTGTTAGAGGATGGTATTATTACCCCACCAAAGGTTGATGTAACAAAGCTCGCAAGTTTAGAGTTTCCTGTTAGTTTTAATATCCAATATAAATCTCTTTTAGAACTCTTACGAGGCTCTACATTCGCCACAGAGAGTAACAAGCTGTATATATACTCCAAGGATGGTAAGATTTATGGCGATTTAACAGATAGGGCTAGACACAATGTAGACAGTATTTCTCTTCCACTTGGAGATTATAGCGGGATAGAATTATTACCCTTGTGCTTGAACTTTGAGGTAATTAGAATAATTAGTAGTGTGAGAGTAAAGCAGTTAGAATGTAAAATTAACCCGAAAATCGGGGTAATATTATTTCAAATTATGGACGGAACAGTTAAAACACGATATATTGCATCTTCATTAGTCAAATGAGCAAAAAGAATAAAATCACAACGCCCGGCTATTTCATGAAAAGACTTCGTGATAACGGCTTTATTGTTTTAAAGGTTTTTAACGGTTATGGTACTCCAGATCCGCGTCGATGGACAGTTTTAGTTGATCCAGGTGGTGCTAGTGTTTTTATTACATGCTTTCACAATAAAGACTTTTTAAATGAAATTATGTTTGAATTAAATGATGGTGGCATTAGATTCAATAAAAATTATTGTATTAAAACTGATAGTATTGAAGTTATAATTAAATACCTACTTCAACGTGAAGTAGGTAACAAACCTAAGGATAATCCATTCTATGCTGAGCGCCCTAAATATACATGTGAAGCATCCAAGGAAGTCTGACGACGGTAACCATATGAAACCGACGAGGATTCAGAAGTTACAAATTGAAGATCTGTTAAAATCTGTTGTACAGGATTATATGAAGCATCATGCCCATATTAAAACAGAGAAGATGAAAAATATACAAAATCTTGTTGGCTTAGTATCTGAATATTTAAGCGCTTTTATAATCCTAGGTTACGACGTAAACGGTGCTCCAGTTAATTTTATTCATGCAAAAAATCAGATGGATGCAGATGCACTGTCTGCTGCTATTAATAAATTTATCTTTAACGCTATTAATACGTCAGACGAAAAATGAAGCCAATTCTCCTTTTAGGAAAAGGTTATATAGGTACTACGCTTGAGCAGACGTTAAAGCAAAACGGGTTTACGGTTGACGCATACAGTCGCAATCAACTCGATTATACCTCACCTGTTGCTCTACAAAAACATATAAAAGAACGTAATGGTGAATATGAAGCGGTTATTAATTGTTCCGGCTATACTGGATTCCCTAACGTTGATGGGTGCGAAAAGAATAAGCAAGATTGCTGGTTTTGGAATGTTATAGTTCCGAGAAATATTGTGTTGTCTAGCAATGCATTTACTATCCCTACGATACAGGTAAGCAGTGGGTGTATATATACTGGTCATGAAAAAGAATTTACTGAAGAAGACGAACCAAATTTTGGTTTATTTAATAACAATAGTAGCTTTTATAGTAAGACTAAGCATGCATGTGAAACTATTTTTCAAAACTGTTACGGTTATATCCTAAGAATAAGAATGCCTTTTGATAGTACCCTTAAAAACAAAAATTATTTAAATAAACTCTACAAATACAATACTTTAATTAGCCAGAAAAATAGTCTTACCAGTACAAGTGACCTGAATGCATTTATATGCAAATTTTTGTATTTGTACAAAACCATACCATCTGGCCCCATAAATGTAGTGAACCCTGGCGCATTAGATGCAAGAGAGATAGTTGAATTACTCAAAAAGTATGAGATTAATAATCCTGAGTGGAAGTTTATTGATCTAAAAGATTTAGATACTGTTGCGCAGAGAAGTAACTGTATATTAAGTACAGAGAGATTACGACAATACAATCTTGAGCTGCCCCCTGCAGTACAGTCGCTCGAGCGGGACATAGCAGTTTTTGCGAGAAATGTTTTTTCTAAGTAAAAAAAATTCTCCTAAGCATAGAGAGATTTTTGCAGTTACAACCGGTCTTTATATTGGTGAGTTTTTTGTTTTTATGGAAGAGACAAAGGATGCATTTATATTCCTAAGTTTACCGAAAATGTTAGTCAGATCAGTACCAAAGGAAAACTATTTTCATGCAATTAAAAATAAAATTATATCATTTGTAGAATTATTACCCAAAGAGATTTTTGGTCTCTGTCAACTTCAATACAAAAAGAACAAGAATATTAAAACTACCTTATTACCATCACTTTCAGGTTGATATAATACATAAAAAGCATAAATATAGTATGGAACTAGTTAGACCCTGTAAGATTACAAGCCCTATAAGCGGTCAGCCTGTGGAGCCTAGAATTATTGAAAAGCGTGTTGGCAATAAAATAGTGAAAGAGGCCCATTGGTTTGACCCAGCTAGCGGTACATTTATTCGTAAAGGTGTAGTTAGTGTTGAAGAGGTGCCTGGCAGTCATAATCAGTAATTGATATACTTCAAGAGTATATTATAATAGATTGTGTTTCTAAACGAAAATTATATTGTATCTAAGTTTTATCAATTTGCTGGCTATCCAAAATACAACCGTACTACAAAATCTTATTTTGGTGGATGCCCAACATGTCGAGAGGGTACATCTTGGGGTAAGAAGCGACGACTTTATTATATAGTAAAGAAGAATTTAATATTTTGTCATAATTGCGGATTGAGCGTTCGTCCTATCAAATGGATTCAGGCTGTATCTAATTCTAGTTATGTAGAAATAATGAGAGAGAATAATCAGTTTGTATCTCCAGAAATCGAGTATAAGCAGGAATTAGTTGAAGAGTATAAACCTGAAGTATCCGCAAAAGATGAGCTATTGCCAGAGGACAGTATCAATCTTTCGGATACCATACAAATTAACTATCATAAGAATAATAAGTTTGTTAGAGGTGCATTGGACTTACTTCGTAAGCGTAACCTTGAGAAAGCTGTTAATAGGCCTAAGACCTTTTGGATAAGCTTAGTCGATAAAGTTCATAAGAATAGATTAGTAATACCTTTTTATGATGTAAATGACAAAATAGCTCATTATCAGACGAGAACTATTTTTGAAGATTCGAAAAGCTCTATGCCAAAGTATCTCTCTAAACAAAATAGTGAAAAAACATTATTTGGTATTAATAATATTGATATAGCTAAAATGCATTTGTTTATTACTGAAGGCCCATTAGATGCGTGTTTTATTAAGAACGGTATTGCTGTTGCTGGTATTAACGAAGGTAGAGGATCTCTCTTTACCAAAAAACAACTAGAGCAACTAAATGCATTTTCTAATTTAGATAAAATATGGTTACTAGATAATCAATGGCAAGATAGAGCAAGTAGGCGGAAGAGCGCCTATCTTCTTAAACAAGGAGAGAAAGTTTTTCTATGGCCGGAGCAACTTAAGCAGTTTAAAGATTTAAACGAAATTTGTATCAAGCATAATTTAACAGAAATATCAGAAAAGTTTATTCTTGATAATACGTATAATGGGTTGCGTGGTATTATGTACTTGTCGCAACTAAGATAATTACAAGTCGTTAGAAATTAAATAGCCTTTTAGCGACTCGTTAAGAGAGCTCAATTCCATGGCAACACGAGCAATTCTCTTTTTCTCACTTGATGCGACCCTTTCAAAGAGAGTGTCACAACCAGCGGTTGCTAGTTGCGACTGAACGCTTTGCTGACTTACCCCATTTAAATAATCAATAAATTCCGCTATCTTAGCTATCCACTCTGTAAGTGCTTTTTTCTGAGCTGCTGTATGAGCGCCTTTAGTAGCTTCTATATCTGGGGGCACTTGAGCATCAAACGCTTTAGCATCTGTATTTGGTTCTAACTGCTGTTGCATTGCCTGTTTTTCTGCATCAGCTGTATCCTGTGCATTCACATCTACTTGATCTGCTTCTAATATCTTTAAAAAGTGTTTTTCAAATAAACTCATACTATATATTTATTTAGGTTGCCATAAATATTAAGAAATAATGAAAAAAAGACCTACTGTATTAAGTGAAGATTCAATGAAGCTGTACAATCAATGGGTAAGCGGTATAGCAAAAAGAGGCCTTCAGCCTGAAGTAATTACCGTGGCCGATATTATTAATAGATATAGAAATCGATCTCAAGCTCCTAAGAAAATGCCATATCCTTTAGACAACGCACTAGATTATCTGGGAGAGCTTTTTGTCAAAGCTGCGGACTTTAGAAAATTACTTTATACTAGTATGTCTAACCCGGTTGTTAGCGAAAGTGCTGATTGTATCCAGGCAATAAGGGAGCTAAATGAGAAGCTTGCCGATATTCAAGATATAGTTTTCTCTTGTACAGAGCAACTAAACAAAATAGTTGAAAATCAATAAGACATACATTATTATTATATAAATGTTAAAACGGCTTACCGTTAGTTTAGTGTTGACCTTAGCTATTGCTTCCCTACTAGCATGGCCTGTTACATACGTTGGGATTAATTTTTTCGCCGGTTTAGTTTTCTTCTCAGTATTGCAATTTGTTGGTAGTTATTTTTATCGCGATTATATGGAAAAAAAGCTAGCCGTTGAAGAAGAAAAATTAATTATTGCGCGGGAAGCTGAATTAAGCAAGCAAGGCGCCACAGTTACTTGTCCTTGTGATAGGGGAATGCAATGCTTCATTCCGATAAAATTAAATGAACCAAATGAATATTCTTGCCCAGGATGTAAAAAACAAGTCAATGTTCATATAAATTATAAGACAGCTATAGCGACTATACCTGTTGTAGAAGACCCAGAAACCATAGTAATGCAGCAATTAAGAAGTAATTTAAAGGAGAATAATGGATTTTATTAATGTACCAGCAAGTCAGATTATGCCGGTTTCTGGTTTGGAAACACCCTTAACACTTTCTAAGATTAGAGATAATGCAGATGCTTTTCTTTTTTCCAAAGGACCCGTGCCTTATAAAATTTGGAAAAATGCTTTAGCTAGCTCTACCGGTATTAATAAGAGTACACAAGAATTTATAGAAAATTTCTTCGATGTACTTGAAAATTCTATTAAGCTTCAAATGAGAGAACACGGATCAACAGATAAAGCGTTGTTAGTAAAGGATGCTTTTGATTCACTTAGAAGTACATTTAGATTGCTTAATAAGGCCGGTGTAGACTACGAACCAATTACCTTTTATTGTGCATTAATAGGCTTTATTCTTGGCAAATTACGCTAAAAGAATTATCTTGAACATTTTCTTCTTACCCTATACACTGCTTGTATGAACCAAGAAATTATCAATTTACAAGGTAAGGAAAAAACGTTTTCTCTTAAAAAAGAAGAATATGCTCGGTGGCTTTGTCTAATTGAAGCTATTGATCTAGTTGAACGAAAAGCCGCTGAATTAAAAACTGATTTAATATCTGATAATTTTTGGATCAAGCCCTTATCGTTTCAAAAATATATTGCAGAAAGATATGAAACTATGATGCTTGATATAGAAAGAGAAGAACTTAAAAAAGATATTATCCTTACATCTATTCCCAAGTTTATTGATAGTGAGAATCAGATTGAAGAGGAAGAGGTAGGCCCTGATTTAGCTGAAATTGAAGTGGATCAATAATACCCACCATATTCAAGAGTATTATTCTTGTCCATATCAAAAACTAGGTTCTTACTTACAGTATCTGCATCATATGGATAGGCACTTCCACGAACAGTTGTAGTCCCTGCATTACTAATTGCAGCACTCAATGTACCATACTGAATACTGTCCTGTACCTGGGTACTGCCTTTCTCAAACGTTATATTAGGTTCAAAGGAATAATCGAATCTCTTAGCCTTTAACATCCACACATAATGACCCATCAATGGGTTGATTTGAGAATTATCCTCATCAACTCGTTCCGTTATTTCAAACATCTTCCCGTTACGTTCCCCAGGCCTATCACTACCATATTCAGTTAATTGAAATACGTCACCTGCTTTCGGCTCTACATCCGGAGGATATACTGAATAAAAAGAACTTACGTGTACATAGGCAGTTAGTTGATCATCGCTCTGATATCCAAATTTACTCAGTATAAGGGCGTTTTCAGACAAACGTATTGCCATTACAAAACTTTTTGGAGTTTCAAATTTTTGTAATGGCATTTCACCATATATGTTGTCTGCAGACAAGGTATTATAAAGATTTCTATAATAAAGTATTTTTTGTCCATAAAGATCTATTTGTTCTCTAAACATATTACTATATAACTGACGCTCACATTCGTTATTATCCTTATCAGTGAACCTTAGCGTACTGGTTGTATACTGCATAGGATATTTTCTTATGCAATTAACACCAGTATATTTGTCCATGCTCATTTAATAATATATCCTTGTACTTCCGGACTAAAAACCATTACTTTACCAGTATTACCTAAATTTTTTGGTGCTCCAGTATTAAGTCTTGATATACCAAATTTACTACAAATTTGTTTTATTTCATCCTCGGATAATTTTTTACCAGGGAAATTTATTATAGCAGATATTGATGTCGGATCTGCTTTGTGCATATCAGGTACAGTTTGAGAATGTTTTCTAAATTTTGGATCTTTAATAACCTTTCTATGTCTTTCTTTTGGTTTAGAAGGATTAGTCGGCTTAAATATTCTGAGTTTTGGTGTATAATGAATTGGCATTATACCAGTATTCCAAGTAGTTACTTCATTTACAAGTTCTTGATTAAAAGCTTTTTTGAAGAGACTCACAAGTTATTTATAATAAAAAAGCCGTCATTAATGACGGCTTTTCTATTTAAGATTTATCTTCTTTATTTATTTGAAGAAATCACCGGCTTTATAACCAGGAGCGTTAGCCTTATGAGCAGACTTGCTAGTTAACGAATGACCCTTGCTATCAGCAATAGGTGTACCCTTCGCATCAATCTCTGTGCTTAATTGACCGGAAGCCTTAGAAGATTTGACATGGCCTGTCTTTGTGCCGACGGTAGGTACACCGCCTTTCTTTTCTAAGGATTTACCTTTAGAATCGGGAAGATGTTCCAAATGAGTAGCTTCACCAGCTACTTCTTTTTTATCTTCTTCTTCATCCTCGTGCTTCTCTTCAGCTTCTTCTGCTTCAAGGGCTTCTTCACCACCCAAATCCTCTTCACCCTTATCTTCGTCATCCTTATCTTCAGCGCCGCCAAGAACTTCCATAAGAGCGTCGTGCAATTTTTGAGCTAGATCCTTGTCTAGCTTAATAGTAACGGTGTCTTCACTACCACCGCTCAAGTCAAGGTCCTTTGCATCGGCGGCTTCGCCTTCAGGACCTGCTTGAATGCCAAGATCAAGCTTGTCATCACCAATTACATCTTCATATAGTTTATCAAAAATTGACTTCATATGATTATTTATATTCTCTCCAGCTAATTTTCTAGTGTTATCTGAAAATTTTTCTGGTTCATAGTGATTATCTTTTTTTGTTATCTTGGGATCAACAATTTTTACTTTGCCTTCTAATGCAGCTGCCGGGCCTGAGTCTTTATGAACAAAAGCATTTTTGTCTGAACCTTTTTGCATAGTTTTTGCTAAGTTAATCTTTTTATCTGTCGCTTTTGGAAAGCCTTCCAATTTCTTCGCAGCTTTTTCTTCAACTACCCTCTTTGTAACTTGTTCAACTACAGGCTTTTTTGAATCTAATATTTGCCCGTATAAAAGACCTATATCAACTATGCTTTTTTTTCTAGTCATATATCTATTTATATCGCTAAATATTATAAATGGAGAAAAAAGAGAAATATTATCTTGGTAACGTACGGCTACCAACGGTAGATACAAAGCATGAATATACGCCGGAAATGATAAATGAATTAAAAAAATGTAAGAAAAATCTTCTTCATTTTGCTGAAAATTATTTCTATATTATTAATCTTGATCGTGGTAAAGAAAAAATTAAACTTTATTCATGTCAAAAAAGAGTATTACGCAGTTTGCGTGATGGTAGATTTATTATATTATTAGCATCACGACAGATAGGTAAGACCACACTGATGACTATTTATTGTCTCTGGAATGCCTGTTTCAACGAAGATCAAAGAATATTAATTGTAGCAAATAAAGAGCAAACTGCAAAAAACATTTTTAAGCGTGTACGACTAGCGTACGAAATGTTACCTAACTTTTTAAAGCCTGGTGTAGTAGAGTACGGTCAAACAAGCATGACCCTAACGAACGGGAGTAGTATTGGCATTAGTACAACAAGTAGCGATGCTGGTAGGGGTGACAGCTGTAATTGTTTAATTCTCGACGAGTTGGCATTTATTGATAATCATATTGTAGAGAAGTTTTGGGAATCAGTATATCCTATTATCTCTTCTTCAAAAAAATCTAAAATTTTTATAGCAAGTACTCCCAATGGGACAGATAATTTATTTTATAATCTATATCAAGGCGCGAAAGGTAACGAAAACAATTGGGTAGCAGAAAGAATAGACTGGTGGGAGATACCTGGAAGAGATGAAAAGTGGAAACATGACACTATAAAAACCCTTGGCAGTGTAGAGGCATTCTCGCAAGAATTTGGAAATGAATTTTTACATGGCGGGGAAAGTTCAATTGATGAAGAGCTGTATACACTGCTATATAGAGAGGTACGTGAACCAGAATTTATTTTTGATGAAAATAGATACCTGGTTTGGGAAGAACCTAAAGAAGGCAGATTGTATGTAGTAGGTGTAGATATAAGTGAAGGTGTAAGTGAAGCCGCTAGTGTTATACAGATTCTGGATGTTACCGATCTTACTTCCATAGAGCAAGTGGCAATATATCACACAAGAGACACAATACCTTTTCAATTTACTGCTAAATTATTGGAAGTTTTAAATCAATGGGGCCGCCCACCAGTATTAATTGAAAGGAACAGCTGCGGTGCACAGGTGGTTGAACAACTTAAATTTACCCACAGGTATGAAAATATAGTAACGTGGGGCGCTAAGGCTGGCGATAAAGCGCTTCAAAAGAGAGTCGGTATATATTCACATACTAATACCAAATACCGCGGAGTACAAAATATGAGATATTGGGTAAATGAATTGCGCGCAGTAAAGATACGTGACGTTAATACTTTAAAAGAAATGCAAAGTTTTACTAGATTTCCTAATAATACGTGGGGAGCAAGACCAGGGGCAAATAGTTGGGATGATAGAGTAATGTCATTAATATGGGCTTTAATGGCTTTAGAAAATGAAATTTGCGTAAAATATTTTGATGTTGTTTCTTTAGACGCTTGCGATAGACCGCAGGTAATTAAGCAACTCGACTACGGATTAAGAGGGGTTATAAGCCCGTTCTCAATATATAACAACGAAAAATTAGAAAATTCAGAGAATGGAATTCTTCCCATGGTATTTAATGATAAGCCTCAAGAGTCTGAGATCGAGGAACTTAAAGATCAGGGATGGATGTTTCCAGGAGAAATAGGATTAAATAAACCGTGGCAACAGCTGTAAATCAAACACCAACCTTTCAAAGCCCCTTCAATAAGCAACGTAGGGATAAATTTATCTTAGTTTTAACTATTCCGGATATTTTAAAGGATAAAGTTGCCGAGATTACTAGGAGAAATAATTCCGTTAATTTTAATACGCTACAGTTTAGTATATGGGGGGCGGTTGCACCACCTATAGAAGTACCACCTGTATTAGTTCCTTATTCTGGACAAACTCTTCAAGTAACATCCTATGCTCGTCCAGCTTATCCAAATTTAAAAGTGAGCTTTACAGTAGATAATCAGTTTAATAACTATTGGGTTCTATATAAATGGTTAGATATTTTTAATAATACTCTTACTGGTATTTTTGACCCAAATAACCCTAATTTTACATCTAATACACCAGAATATATGACAAATATATCCATATATGGTTTGGACGAATACAACAAAAGAACTGTTCGTTTTGACTACTTAAAGTCATTTCCTATAGGTTTAGAAGGAGTTAACTACAATGATAGAGATCCTGGTGAAATGGAATGTGGCTTTCAATTTGCATATCATCAGTTAAAAATGACTCTTATTTAAAAAAAGAAACAAAATTTTGCAAAAGTTAGATCCGAAACATATAAATATAAATGATATGAGTCAAAAAGTTCTTCTAGGAGGTTTAGTATAATATGGCCAGAACAATTCAAAGTCCCGGGGTTGAGATCAGAGAAGTTGACCTTACCCTTAGGCCAGTAGTAAACCAAGGCACTAGTGTATTTATAACAGGTTTTGCAAATCAAGGACCTGTCGACGAAGTTCTACAACCGACTAGTATTAGTGAATTTGAGCAAATTTATGGTACACCAACCAATGCTGCAGAAAGATATTTCTACCATACAGTCAAAGCTGTTCTGCAAGCACCAGTACAATTAAAAGTTAGTAGGTTGCCTTACGGAGTAGCAAAAGGTGAAGGATTTGCTGAATGGAAATATAGCGCATTGGTTTATCCAGTAGCAGCCACACTCAATAATACCGTTACAAATAATCTCTCATCTGCTGATACTTACTTTCTAGGGACACCTACTCATCTAGAATTAAGTATTGAAGAATATCAAGCTCTTCTAAACAACGATATTAACTGGCTCAATAATCAGCAGTTAAGCGCTACAAAGTTTACATTTGATACTTTAAATAATTCTGGTGTTATTATTTTAAATAGAGCTCAAACAACCGTTAACAATAAGTTTGAAGGGTATTATCTAGGCTTAACTGATAACAATAATAATAACCCTGCAACACCCTTTGACGGTATTCTAAGTGTTCAAGGTATTGCTAGCAACGCTACAGCAATAAACTCTTATATTGATATACCTCCAGCTAGATTAAACTTCACACTAAGTGCCACTAAGTTTGGTGATGGTACTTCAGTTAGTGAAGTAATGGAAAATCTTAGCAACTACGATTTAAGCCCAAGATCTTTTGATGATACCCTTTCGCTGGCAGTATTTAAACTTCGTCAGAGTGTATTTTCACCCGATATAATCGCTCTTGATTATGTGCTTGCGGAAAGCACAGCGGGATCGTTGAATTATCATAGACAAATTGCCCCGGAAAATGCTGGTCCAGCAGTTAGCTTCTATCTAGGTAGTAAAGCAGAAAATTCCGCTAATATTAGAATTTTAGTTAATCCGTTTATTAGTAACAAATATGGTGATTCTTGGCTTGGTGACGATGGTATACCTGACAAGAAGGTCAGAATGCTATCTCCTTCGCTAGCCAAACCATTTAATGCAGCGGGATTTGTAGATACAAATACAAGCTATATTACTCGTGTGGGTGCACCGTCTGGTGTTGTATCAGACCTACTTGCATCAATGGGAACTACAAATGCATTATTCCCGATTGGTATCTATACAAATACGGTAGTTGCAAATAAAGATATTGGTAATCTTCCTCAGAAGCTAGAGAGGGTATTTGAACTAGTTGAAAATCCTGATCTTTATCCAATCAATATTGCTTGTGAAGCCGGTTTAGGTACTATTTATACAGGTGCAGCAGTTCTTGCTAATCAACAAGGTGTTGCTCTTTCTGCTTGCGGGCCTTACATTGACAGTCTACCATTAAATCCTCTCAGCGGTTTCTATACAACTAATTCTGAGAATTTAAACTCTGACGGCTTAGCTATACGCGCAATCTACAATTCAGTAGCAAGTATATTTGTTAATCAAACTCAAAACCAGCGTAAAGACTTCTTGGTAATTTTAGATGCATTGAGACACATTTTTGTACAGGGTGATAATAATAAGATTATTAATTCACAGAAACTGTGGAGCCCTAATGCAGGTATTGATCCAAATCCTTTTGCTCCAGGTTATGTTACAACTAACTTCAGCCAACACATCTATTGGCCATTAAGGCATCAGTTTAGCTTGCTAGATACAAGTTATGCTTGCATGTATGCCACTGTTGCTCAAGTACTTGACCCATCCTCTAATAGACAAGTATGGGTACCATTTAGTGGTTTTGCAGCTGCTGCAATGGGCAATACAGATGCTAACTTCCAACCATGGTTCGCCCCCGCTGGATTTACAAGAGGTGTTCTACTCGGTGTTAATGATCTTGGATTTTATCCCAAGCAAAAACAACGTGATCAATTGTATAAGATTGGTTTAAATCCCGTTGCGTTCTTCCCTGTAGAAGGGTTTGTAATATTCGGGCAAAAAACCCTGTTAAAGAAGCCTAGCGCATTTGATAGAATTAATGTACGTAGACTCTTCTTAAATCTCGAGATTGCTACAAGAGATACTGTTAAGTTTTTTATATTTGAACCTAATACACTCTTTACAAGAACTCAAGTAATTAATACATTAACACCTATATTCGAAAATGCAAAGAATACAGAAGGTGTTTATGATTATTTAATTATCTGCGATGAGCGTAATAATACACCCGATGTTATTGATAATAACGAAATGAAGGTGGATATTTACCTCAAGCCAGTACGTGCAGCAGAGTTTATCTTAGTAAGCTTCTATGCTACCCGTACCAGTCAAAACTTCCAGGAGCTATTAGCGTAAGCTATAAATAATATATTATGGCAGCCGTAAAACAACTAATAGCAGATTTTTATAGAGTAGCATCCGCGCGTGATTTTCAACGCGATATTCAATTTCGTGTATTGAGTATTTCTCCTGGCGGTACCACACAAACGTTTGGAGAAGATGATTTAGTATATGCTCGTTCAGCAAATCTTCCTGCCCGGGCTATTAATAATGTTACAACTAGTTACATGGGATTAAATTTTAATTTACCTGGTGTAGTACAGTATCCTGATAGCGCAAGCTATTCCTTGACCTTCTATAATGATGCTAAAAATAACATTAGACAAAAATTTGAAGACTGGACACGCGATACTTTTAATGACACCAACAGCACTGGTAATTATTTTACACCTACACAATCTAGCACAATAGATCTAATTCAATTAGATACACAGATGGAGAAAGTTGCACAATATCAATTGGTCGGGGTAAGTATTCGTGAAGTTGGCGGAATTAAATATGACTTCTCTGCTGGTAAAGGTGATATTATTTCTTTCGATGTAAGACTAGCTTATCACTATTTTGTCCGTAAGTCGTAAATAATAGCTACTCCATAAATATAATGGAGTAAATGAATAACCCGTTAACTAATGCATTTCAAGGCTTAACCAACAATGTTTTAGGTGTTGGTCGTGGTACAAATCCCCTAAGTCAGCCTCAAATTACCAATTTACTAGGGTTTAATATACCCGGTGTACCTTTAATTAGTACACGTGACTATTTCTTGCTTCAACTACAAAGCTGGCTTACTTCAATCCCACTTCAATCCCAATGGATAGCTGTTATAGATTCATTTCCTAGATTACTTAACACTCAAATCTTACAACAACTTGAACGTACAGATGGTGCAAAAAAAGGTTTTGATATAGATCAGGCTAAAACCCTGTTAACAAGTTTTCCTTTTCAGAAAGTAATAGGCTGTGTATTTGCGCAAACAGCTCAGTTACCTCAAGAAACATTTTCAGTTAGAGATATTGCTATAGGACCTAGTGGAAAAAGTCGTGGCTTTGTACCTGGAATAATGTCAGAAGGTAGAAATGGCTATGCGGGTGTACCTCTAAAATTAGGATTTCTTGAAACTAATACTAGTATAGTAGATAATATTTTTAGACCCTGGGTAATGCTGGCGAGTCATATGGGTATGGTAGCATATCCCGGGGACATACCTGGACAAAAAGATGTTAGAAACGTAAAGTCAAATATTACTATTCTTTGCTACACAAGAAGCTATCAAAATATAAGTCAAATACCTAGAAAAGTTTTTACCTTTTATAACTGTGTACCTACATTAATTAATAATATTGGTTTAAATTATGATGAACCAGGAGCAGCAACAGTATACGATATAAACTTTAACTATACAAACTATACAGTAGAAAATAGCATGTACTTTCCTTTAGCAGACATTATTAACAATGTAAGTGGTATTGTTAACGGCAATTATACACCAGCAGTATCACCGCTTCAAACTGGCGTGACTGGATCAGGTGCCAATATATTAAACCCTGCAGGATTCTTTTAATGAAACCGTTTTTTCTTAATTGCTGGGTTCCCAGCCTAAAAATATATACTAAAATTACAGAGTTAAAAATATTTCAATTTGAAATACTAGCAAAATACTTGTTAAATGAAGATGATGACAGTATTAATGAAGTTTTTAATGAAATTTTACGTGAAAATTTAGATGATAAATCTATATATTTTAATCTTAACAGATATGATAAGTGGTTCATGTTGTTATTTTTAAGAGCTTCATCGGTTTCTAGCATGCTATATTATAAAGCAAAAGGCGAAAAGGGTGATCCTTGTGCTGTTTCATTTAATTTGTTTGATATTTTGACTGATTTATCTGAAATTAATATACCTAATGCTGAACCACTGGTACTAGATGACTTAATAATAACCTTTTCCCCGGTTTCCAATCTTTACTCACCTAATTTTTTACATGAAAGCATATTAAAAGTAGAGAAAAGTAACAAAGAGTATTATCCTAACACTTTTAGTCGTGAAAAAAGACAGAGATTTTTTAATACACTCAATAATACAGTAATAAAAGAAATATATGATCACTTAATGGCTTACGAATCTAAGTTTGAAAACGTGTACATTATAAAAAATGAAAAAAAATTAAAAGATTTTTATTCAATAAACTTTAATTTATTTGGAAACACTCTGTATGGATTCTTAAAGTCTACATTTCAACCGCATGCGCAAGGATTATACAAGAAAAAATATACATTATTAACAAAATTAGGAATAGATAACACTTCTATATTAAACTTTACACCTTCTGAGTGCGATATATACCTTAATATGTTAAATTCAAAAAGCGAAACTAATTCAAAAGAAGGGAGCGTTAGTTTATTTTAACGATAGCATATGGAACCTACAGAAGAAAATTTAAAAAATACAGAAAACGCTTTTAAAGACATGTATTCACGATTACATAATGTACCAAGAGATGATTTAGAGGATATTCCAGTTGAAGAACTCACAAATCTTGAATCTTCTCTCGTAAACCGTGCAAATAAAATAAGATTTAAAGAGATAAAAGCTGTTAACACTCAAAATCTAAAAAAAGAAGATTTAGGTAAAAAAGAATATTCTGAAGAAGTCACTGAAAAGATAGTTAACCCTGAAGAGAAAGAAGTAAAAACTGAAGCAACAGAAAAAGCAGAGGTTTCTACAGAGGCGATAAAAAAATCTATAACACCAATATCAGAAAAAAGCGTTCCCGATGTAACTGACTTAGATAAAAAATTAAAAGCAGAAACTGCAATGCTTCCTGAGCCACCATTAAGTAATAAACCTGTAGAAGCTGCTAATTTTAGCCCGGAACAAGAACAGTCTCTTAGAAGAGAATATCCATTCTTTGATTTTGATAAAAAACCAGTAAACGATAATGAAGCAAAGTGGCTAGATCAATTTAAAAAAGATCTTTTAGCTAAGATGGATGAAAGAAAAGTGCAGCTACCTGTTGAATCTAAGCAAAATATTGCGACAGAGCAATCCACACCTACAAATACCACGCAGACCTCTGAATTATCAATAGATCAAGAACAAGCACTTCGTACAGAGTATCCATTCTTTGATTTTGATAAAAAACCAGTAAACGATAATGAAGCAAAGTGGCTAGATCAATTTAAAAAAGATCTACTTTCTAAAATGGAAGAGAGAAAGCAACCAGCTATTACACAAAATATTATTACTGAACAACTTGCAGAGGCCCCCACAGAAACATCAGCAGTCAAGCAGGAACCTATTGTTCAACCAGAAATGTCTTCAAAGCAAAGTGCTGACACTAACACAGTACAATCTACAACCAAACCTTTTTCAGAACCTGCTTCTGCTAATCAGCCTATACCTTCAGAACCTACTAAACCTAAAAATATTTCACAGTTTAATATACCAGAACCAATGGCTGCAACTATTGAATCGTTAAAAAGCATGAATATTGGTAATATAAATGAAATGATAGATCAAATGACTGCAATAGCTATGGGATTTCAAAAAAACGCCCCTATCAATGAAGCGGCTCCGCTTCCCGCAAGCTTTTCAGAATCGTCCTTAAAATCTATTAACGATAATATAGCTAATTTAAACAAGATAAATTCGGTATCAACAAAAGAACTTAAATCCTCTATTGACAGTCTGAGAGCTGTAGTGGAACAAATACTATCCTATCTACCAAATATTCAATCTGGTAATATGATTACTAGCAATACTCAACAACCTAGAGATGTGCAGCAGGTAAATACAGGTTTAATACAAAGATATAAAAATGAGGTAAGACAACAATATGGTTCTGATATTATAGACTTAAGTAATAATAGACCTACTATGCCAGGATTCACTATATGATAGAATCACAAACAAAGCTATACTCATTCAAGGACTTTTCTGATGTAAAATACGGAGCTCCTAGATTGGTACCTGAAGGCGGCGGTTCGTCTAACGGTGGAGCTAATCTAATAGGACTTAATGCAGACAGTTTTAACCTTTATGATGTTATTAACGATTTTCAGTGGACCACATCACCTAAAACTAGTAAAGTAGATGTTCCAGAAATATTTTTAAAGGAAAAAAGACTTCTTTCAAGTACATATGTTGCGCAAGCTGCATACTACACATACGCTTTACAAGGAGCTGGTGCTGATGCTAAACAATTCATAGATAATTTTGGAAAAAAATTTGGATCAGCAGCAGGGCAGTTGTTAGATAGAACATTAGGTGCCGCTTTTGCATATAATTTTGGTGGTAAGCAACTAGGCGAGGTCGCTGGTGCAGGTGCAGGGTTTTTTAATAAGTTTGCAGATTTTTCTAATGCAATTAGAACTGGAGTGGGGGCACTAGCAGGAGCTACCGGTGCTGCTGTAGGAGGAGGACAGATAATAGATAATTTAAACTCATTAATCGGTGGAGGGGTAGGATTCTTAAGAGATAAATTTGATGTAAATTTAAATCTTGACAGTTTAAATAGTCAGTATCTAGAACCATATGAAGGTTTATATATAACTGAAGATACTAAATTTTATTATAGATTTCCATATCTGGTTAATAATTGGAATGAAGTAAGAAATAATTTTAGCGATACACCACAGCAAAACTTACACCAGGCCGGAGGCCCTGCAGGTTCATTCTATAGATTTGCTTCAGACGATTTACCTAATCTAGCATATACGGTAACAGCTAATGTTAATTTTAATGCCCCTGGAATTTACATTGAAAAGCCTAAATTTTATAATTTTGGTCAGGAAGGGGAAAATATTATTTTTAAGTTTCCGCTTATTAATACAGGCTGGTCAAATTATTATGATGTTTTAAGAAATTGGCAGCTTTTGTTTATGTTAGCATATCAAAACAGACCTAATAGACGTAGTAGAGATTTAATCGACCCACCAGTAATATATGAAATCACAATACCCGGTATAAAGTATTTTCCGTATGCATATATCGAAAATATGAGGGTAGCTTTCTTAGGATCTGTAAGAAAGATGCTTATAGAAGTACCATATGGTGAAGGTGGAACACGGGTTATTGAAACAATCATACCAGAAGCATATGATGTTACTATTACCATGAGAACCTTAACTAAAGAATCTCAAAATTTCTTATATTCTATGATAGAAGATAAATTTAATATTATAACCACAACCGTGGTTCCCGGTCAAGGCGGGCAGCAGGGAGTATAATTATGATAGGATTATCTGCATTAGGAGTGTATAGAGAAGATTTAACTTTTCTAACACCATTACAAAAAAATGCATATGAAAACATTTTTAGAATGTATTCTACAGAAAACGGTGCGGATACTCTTTTTTACAATATAATAAATAGCGTATATATACCTACACCGCTTCAACCTGGCACCTTTTATACTATAACTACTCAACGTACAATGCCCTGGACAGTTGTAAGTTATGATGAATATAAGACTATAAATTTGTGGTGGTTAATAGTACTTGCAAATAACATTTATAACCCAATTCAATATCCGCCTGCAGGGTCTACTCTTAATATTATTAAGCCGCGATATGTTCCAACTATACTCGATAATATAGCACAACAACTACGTGTATGATTCACCCCATAGTAAAAAATCTAGGTTTTAATGATTTAAACTCTGATATAGTTACGATATCAGATAACAAATATAGGTTTAATGTAATTATTTTTAATTCTAATGGTAACTATGCAAAAATTAATTATTCTGCTATAACAGAATTTAGAATAGTAGACAGAATTACTTCTTTCTATAGTAGCGGTTATATTATTTTTAATAATCAAGAAGATACTCTAGAGAGCTTTAACAGTATTGGAAGTAATACGGACGGCACTATTAATGATACGTTTGTACCGTATTCCTTTAGAGGTGATGGAAGAGATTTTATGTTAGTTAATGTAGAACCATTTGTTAATAATGATGAAGACGTACCTTATGCAAATTCAAAGAGTAAAATACAAGCAATAGGGTTAAATTATATTTTTAGTATATATGACAGTGAGGATATTTTATATGAAGACAAATCTATGAAGCAAAAAAAGCTTTATCTCTACGATTATTCCTATCAATTTTTAAAAGAACGAAATTCTTATTTTAGTACAGGTAAATATAGCAAGGGTAAAGGAAATACTGATAGAAGTCTTTATACTGGAGAGGCATTGCAGAGATTGCTAGAAGAAACGTATAAAGATTACAACCTAAAACCTCAATTTGGCAACTGGGATAAAGGTGGAGAAAAAATATTCTATAGCAGCCCTGCCTATTATAAAGCTATTGATGATTTGTTTTATATGTTAGATAACCACGTAAGTGATGCAGCAAATCAATACTGCCCGACAGTTCTTTCAAAGAAAAACGATATATGGTCTTTTGAGCCTATTAATAATATTTTTAACCAAGCCTATTACAAAGGAAATGCTAGCTTTGGCGATCTTGGTGGTCCTAGGTTGGTAGAAAATTTCATTCTAGGTAAGCAAACTGCGGACGATCTAGCCGTGAGTAATCAACCTACACGAAGGCCTGCATCAGTATTTTCTTATGATCTAGCAGATTATTCTCTTATTGATAACTTTCAACTATCTCACCCCGCTGCTTCTGATATAAACAATAACTACGTTTCGCATATGGTACATAACTATGATGTTTCTAATAAAACGTTTAGTGTAGATATTACTAATAATAATATTACTAGTAATTTAAATGTATATAAAACAAGCTTTGTAAATAGTATGAAGGGTGATAAAGATAATAGTCCTAATTCAAATATACCCATCAGCCAGCCACGATTGTTACAAACCAATATAATTAACAAATTTAATCCCAACAGAAATCAAAATGCTAGACTAAACTCCGGAAGAAATAGATTTTTATTATCAAGTATATTACTAAACACTACTATATCTTTTAGGTGTAGAGGCAATGTTATTCGTACACCAACAAACTTTATCTCTATTTCGAGGTATAACAAGCAAGCTAATAATAGTTTTGATAATAAATCCTTGGGAATATATATGGTAACTTCTGTAGAACATTTATTCGGCTCTGGAACTTACTACAATAATATAGTTGCGGTTAAAACCTACGATTACAGTAAGAACAACAACATTAATACATCACTATGAACAATCAAACTATAGATCCCGTATTAACACAAATAAATCTTTTTTATAAGAAAGACTTTTATAATAAAGCCTCTAATTTTCTTTCAACTATAGACAAATATTCAAACGAATTGGATTATAGTATTGAATATAATAAGACTAAAGTTCAAAATGATGTTATTACAGCACAAAAAGATTTTTTTGTAAAAATGGATAGTAGGATGAAAAATGTAGACCCGCAGTTTGCTGCTTTTTGGATAAACAAATTTAATAATTCATTAGATGAAGTTAAGAATAAGGTTAGAATCCAGCTTAATAATAGTACGTTTTATAGATCATTTAGCGATGCAATAGGAAGTTTGGCTAAAATAGAAAACTATCTAGATGATAGTATGCAACTAGTTAGCGATATAGATGGTAGTAAAATGATGACACCGCTTAGATTTGGATCCTCGTTGTCTAATAAAATAAGCCCGTCAACATTATTGCTACACGCTGATATGAGTAAAAAAACTAATATAGTTTTTAGAAAAAATATACAAAATATTCAATCCTCAGTTCAGAGTAGCAATACAGCACAAGGCAGCAACTTAACACCGGATACACAGCATTTTGTAAGAATAAAAAGTATAGCGCCAAAAATTGTTCAGCAGATTCAGTCAGAATTTAAAGAATTATATAATGTAATAATGTTCTACTGTAATTATAATCCCAGATCTGCATCAAATAATATTCAATTTGTACCCAATGTTAATATAACAGTAGATGTAGAGGGTAACGATTTAAATCAGGACTTACTCTTTAATCAGTTAAAAGACGTCAAGAGCTCTCTGACTTCTCAGGGAGTTCTTGGGGTTGGTTGATACTGATAGCCTCTGCTTCTATTGTTTTAGCATCTTCCATTATTTTCTTAAAAATTTCATCTCTTGTAATATACAATAAAGTATTATTATCCTCTTTCTTAATTTCCTTCCTTGCTTCTATATCCATTGTCTTAAGCTCTTTAGCACTTTCTTTTCTTATTTGTGTTACATGTATATCCTTTACGACAGAGAGAGCGCTTGCAACAGCCTTTAATGCTTCTGCTAACGCTTGAACCTCTCTACTTTCCGGATTATTCATTACATATTCTTTAACACCTTCTACTATATCCAAGCCCTGAGTAACAAGCTTACCGGTGCTATTCAAGACAAACTCCTCTAGTCTATCTTTTGGCAGATTAAATTCGTCCTTTTTAAGAAGATCCTTATTTTCCTTAGTATTAATTTTTAGCTCACTTATTAGGTCATTTACGCTAAATTCTTTTTCTTCCATATATTATTTATATATTGAATTTATTATACAATACGTTATATTATTAATATGTCTTTACCCTCGTACCTGCCCTCTATTAAATTTGAAAAAACTCATCCGGATGCACAGCTACCCGCTAAAAACTTTGAGTCCGATTCGGGTTGGGATCTTTCTGCGGCTGAAAATACTGTTATTCCTCCTCTTGGACAAGCTGTCGTACCGGTAGGTCTAAAGCTTGCTTTTTTAGAACAAGGTTATTGGCTACAAGTTTGTTCTAGATCTGGTCTTAGCTTTAAAAGCGGAGTGCTAGCCCACCCAGGTGTCATCGATCAAAACTATAGAGGTGACCTTGGCGTTCTTCTTTATAACCACAGACAGACTGCGTACGAAGTAAAGAAAGGCGATAGAATTGCTCAGTTAGTTGCGCATTTTAATCTACAAATGATGGCTGAATGGGGTACTGTACAAGCGACAGATCGTGGGGAAAAAGGCTTTGGTAGTAGCGGTAAATAATATGGATGTAGATAAATTATGGGTCGAAAAATATCGACCTAAAGTAGTTGATGATATAGTACTCTCAGAGGGTACTCGCAAAATTATCAATTTATTTATAGCTAACGACGAGATCCCTAACTTAATGTTTTGTGGTCATCAAGGTATAGGGAAAACAACAACATCAAAAGTTTTGATTAGTACATTGGATGCAGAACATATATATCAAAATTGTTCCGAAGTAGGCATTGATGCGGTTCGAAACGATATAACAAATTTTAGCAGAACAAAAAGTTTTAACGGTAAGAAAAAGATAGTTCTACTAGATGAGGTAGATGGTATGGCTTCTACGGAAGCGCAGCGTTCACTACGCAACGTATTAGAAGAATATGCGTCGCATTGTAGATTTATTCTTACTTGTAATTATAAGCATCGCGTTATTGGACCCCTACAAAGTAGATGTCAATTTATTGATCTTGAGCCTAGTCTTCAAGATGTTGTTAAGAGGTGTTATAGTGTACTTAAATCAGAGAATATTTCAATTGATGATGGTAATAAGACTAAATTAATTGGACTTATAAGAAGATATTTTCCGGATATTAGAAAATGTATTAATGAACTGCAAAAATTTAGTCTTACTGGTAAGCTACAAATACCTGAACTAAATGTTCAAGATGAATTTGCCAGTAAGATCATTAGGTTTATTACTACTAAAAAAATATTTCAGGCGAGAAAATATGTAATAGAAAACGAAGCTTCCTTCCATGGTGAATATTCACTGCTAACTAAAGCGCTCTTTGATGCAGTATGTCAAGGTGATAATTCACTAACAGAGCAACAGAAAAAGATATGGTTAATTACAATCGGAGAATATATGTATAGGGCAGCATTCGTTATTGATCAAGAAATTAATTTCTACTGCCTTGTGCTTGCGTTATCTGAAATTAGCGCTTAGGCAGATATCGGTGTGTCCCAGCCTCAACACTAGGATTTGCCTCACCTTTTGCAGTCTCACTAGGGATTTTTGTATTAAAATTATTTAATTTTCTATCCCCGGGTGAATCTTTTTTATCACCTTCATCACTTGTCAAAGTCTGTCTATGAGGTGATAGCATCATTTCTGTTGCATTCTTCAATGCAACAGGGTGCGGCTCTATAGATGTATTGTTATGTCTCTTTAGGCTATCAGGTACTGGTGCTAGATTAGGATATGTATTAATAGGCTCCAAAATATGTGCTGGTACTGTTATAAACTCTCTATATAGCCCGGGGGCAACTTCTTGTACTATATCTACAAGAAAGGATTCAGCTTCATTCTGTATATCACCTGAATGTATTGTGGGTCTGATAGCCTTTATAGCACTAACGCGTAGGTTTAATCCACCATCACTAAAAGATCTTGCTTTCTGAACATAATTAGGTGATTGTTTCTTGAAGAAATCATCCTTAAATGCGTTTTCCGTAAACTTTACCAAATCACCCGTTAAAAACCCTCCTCTTGTAAATCTCTGAATAGCAGATTCATAGAGCTTCTCAAACTTATTCATATATAGTATTTATGTCCATTAGAACAAATATCCCCATATAAATAATACTATGGCTGCTATAGTAGTTACTAGTTTAACATCAACTTTATCTGCGGCCACCTACAGAGACTTACTTCTTGATTTAAAAGTAAATTACACAAAAAACTTACAGCTTCTTAAGCGTAGAGAAGTAAAAGATATTCAAATTTCGGAAGATTTAGGAGCTGTTAAAAACAGCTTGTTTAATCTTTTCACTACTATACCTGGCCAAAAAATATTAAATCCTATTTATGGTTTAAATTTGACACAATATCTATTCGTCCCAGTCTCACAGGCTCAAGCACGTATAATTGGTGAAACTATATTAAAAGGTATACAAAAATACGAGCCTAGAGTACAATTGTCGAAATTAAACATTGAAGTTGATCCAGATAATAATCAATATAACGTCTTCATGTTAATTAATGTTCCAACGTTAAATATTACAGGAGTAAGTTTAAAAGGTGTTTTAAGCGAATCCGGATATTATTTTGATTAATGAAAGAGGTAACAAGCAACCAGTTCAATCTGCCGTTTAACGCGTATGCCGCGTTCGATGCGGTATCGTTAAAATCATTAATGCAGCAACGACTTAATGCTGGTGGAGTATTTACAGATCAAATTTATGAAGGAAGTAATTTTAACAGCCTACTAGATATAATTGCTTATAGTTATCACGTATTGCTTTTCTATCTCAACAAAACAGCTAGTGAGAGTCTTTATAGTCAGTCTCAACTTTATGAGAACATGAATCGAATTGTTAAAGCGTTAAACTATAATCCTGTAGGTGTACAATCAAGTATTTTAAATTTTAATGCAATTGCTCCTGCCTCCTTACCGGCAGGAATTTATACTATTCCACGATATTCGTATTTTACAGTAAATGGAATTAATTATAGCTTTCCTCAGGACACTACATTTATTAAATCTACAAACAATGAAGAATCTCTTACTCAACTTTCTCAGAGTTCTTTGCTATATCAAGGGTTATTTCAAGAGTATCCGGTTTACGTTGCAACCGGCGCACCATTTGAGCAATTTTCCATAGTTTCTACTGGTCCTGATAATAATAACGAATTAGTAGACCATTCTAATATTCATGTTTATGTATTAGATGAATCCGGTATATGGTCGGAGTGGACACGTGTTGATACTCTTTATCTAGAAGGTCCAGCGAGTAAAGTATTTGAATGTAGGTTAAACGAAAATCAAAGATACTCGATTAAATTTGGTAATAGTGTTAACGGTAGACAATTGCTTCCTAATTACTTGGTAGCCGTTTACTATCTAAAGAGCGATGGTGCAGCAGGAGAAGTAGGGCCCAGTACTTTAGATGGTAATAATATGTTTCTTTATAATACTACGCAATTTAATACCATTTTTCGTAATATAAAAAATCCTAATCAATCCTATCTCACATCAAATCAGTCAGCATCATTAATATTTTCTAATATTAATGCATCAACAGAATTTGCTCAGTTAGAGACGTCAGAAGATATAAGAAATAATGCTGCAAATACTTTTAAAACTCAATATAGATTAATTACTACGTCTGACTTTAAACTTTTTATAAGAAATAATTACGGCAATCTTATCAACGATGTAGAGGTTGTTAATAACTGGGACTATACTGCTAACCACATGAGATATTATTATAATATTGGGTTAAAAGCACCTAACCAGGACAGTAGAGTTTTGTTGAACCAAGTTACATTTTCAGACAGCTGTGATTTTAACAATTTGTATGTATACATAGTACCAAAGCTTCAAAAAACAAACAGCGTGCAAATTAATAATAACTTTCTAGCTACTGGATTAAAAGATTATATAATAAAAGGGTTGCAAAATGTAAAATTGGCAACATCGGAGGTGGTGATGATGGACCCGGTGTATACGGCGTTTGGTGTAGGAATCGCAACAAACGCAGAGATAAACGGAAAACAATTAGTTACTAGTATAATTAGTGATACTTCATTGGTAGTAACTCGTGACCCTAACTCAAGATATAGTGAAGATGAAATAAAAAGACAAATATATAGTATTATCACAACATACTTTGAACCAAAAAATGTAAAGTTGGGTCAGGTAGTAAATTTAGATGAACTTACTACAAAAATTTTATCTATAGACGGTGTCGTTTCAATGTACTGCTCAAGAATTATAGATGGTGTAGAGGTGGTTAGAAACGGCTTAGGCTTTATTGTTTTTAATCCTGTGTATAGTGACCCGGGCGAAGATATTCAAGCTATCTCACAAAGCTTACCATTACCATATTTTAAAGTGCCCTATCTTTATAACCCTGACACCTTATTATCTCAGATAAAGTTAATAACACCAGATGTACAAGGTGCGAGCTTAAGGGAGTACTAAAATGTTGCCGCTGACGGCAGTAAGGTTAGTTGTAACTACCTCTAATACGGGCGATGCTACAGAAAATTACACTAGCTATACATTACCTAACACACCATTTTACATCAAGCCACAACAAGTAGATGGAGCTGCAGATCTATTCAGTAACATACAGATTTATTGGGATTTTGGTGATGGTACCTCGTTTACTGGTCCAAGTGCTGAATATTTCTACAGATACCCCGGAATATATACAATAAAAGCAATTTTTTACAATTCAATCGGTACACCATATCTTGTAGATTTAAACTTAAATAGTCAACCGGTAGTTGTTAGTGTAGAGAATCCTATACCAGACTTAGTGGTAGTTAGAGATTTACTACCAGATGATAATTTAGGTGTATATACATTACCATCGGGAAAAAGAAGTGAACCTTTAAAAATATATAGATACAATTCCTGGCAAAATGACAAATATCTTAAAGATAATGATTATACAGTTATGCTTTATGCTTCAGGAAGTAAAAGCGATTTTATGTCGGTTTCTTCATATTATACTAATAAATGGAGCCATTTAAAAAGCTATTTTGGTTTTATAGAAACATATGTAACACCCGAGGGGGTGGTAAGCTCTAGGTTAGTTGACAGCACTAGAACTTCAAGCACAAGTGTATTTGCAGAACGAATTAACAATACCAATTTCTTAGCATTTTATAATTATCCTAAGGTAGGAACTTCATTTGCCGGTACTACTGGTACATCTATTGATTATAATGTATCGTTTGTTGATCAAAAACCTTCTTCTAATGATAATTCATTAATATTTTTATATTCAAATTTAAACACAAAAGGTTTTTTAGAATTAGACCCTACATTTAATAATACAAATATAAGTGAAATCAATTCTCCTTATGGATATATAAATTACCCTACAAAAGTTACATACTTAAAGTCAGTATTTAACCCTGCTGCTAGCTTGGCTGTAACAAGTAACGGAATTTCTGTAGAAGGTAGTCAGCAGACAATAGGGCCTTTAACAGGTCAATTTCTACATTCGTTTAATATTTTTCCAGTAAAATTTACAAACTCAGATATTAATTTTTTTATAACTTTTAAGGACGCAGAATTCTTTACAACAAAGTGCTATCCTCCGTTAACCGGCTTCAGATTTGACGGGCAAGATCCAACAGAATTAAATACAGTAAGCTTCGGGTTATATAGAATTGTAGAGCAAGACCCTACAGCAACATTTGTCACAACAAGTTCTTATAGAGTAGATGAGGCTTTGTTTAGTAGAAATAATAAAGTACCTAATTATCAAACTAGTGGATCTTATTTTAGTGGTATACTCAGTTTACCTTTTGAAACACATACTGTAGCTATCTGTGCTACAGCTCTTATTCAAGATAAACCGATAGTTAATATTGGCGCCGCATATGGATTTGCCGGTCAAGCTGGGTTCAAAACAATTAGACGTTTTACTAAAGAGCCTATATTTTCTAACTGTGGTTATGAAGATGTAAGACTTTATTTAACCGGAAATACTGAAACATATTTTACACCTAATACTTCATCATTAGTAATAAGTATTGCCCCGTTAAAATCTTATAATGCAGGAAATGTAGACCGTGTTTGGGTAGCAGATTCTGACGAAGATAAAATATATGTTTACGGTCTCTCTGGTGTACGTTTAGCAACTTATTCTTTATCCGGCGCACCTACGTTTGTAAATAATTTAACTGTACCAACTATAAATAATTATCTCGGGGCATTAGGAAGCGCTAGTCCATCAAATATTGCACTAGATAGTAAGGGTAATGCGTGGGTTACATTGTATGATGCCATTTCAACTATAAGAATAAATGCACAATTTGAATATATTGATAGTACAATAGTACCCCCACTACCAAATCAAGACTATACAGATAATCAGCTATATATAACATCAAAAGAACAGTTAAGTGGATACGTGGGAGAAAATTTTATTCTACCAACATGTGTAGACACAGATACCTTAGACAATGTATGGGTTGGCTATAGTCACCCTGTAAGTTGCTTTCTAGCACACTTTAATCAAAATGGCACGCTACTAAAAACTATTTTATTAGATCCTCTATATTCTGTACAAGAAATTATAGTAGATAAAAATAATAATTTAATTGCATTTGCAAAAAATTTAAATGAAAATAATTCCTATGCTTATGCAAACGATGATAAAATTTATAAATGGGATAATAATTATAATTTGATATCTGGTTATCCGATAAAATTTAATTTGATTGGCAATATAACAGTAGATTTAGATCAAAATGTATGGGTACATCATGATTTCTGCAAGCTATCAAGAATAGATAGATTCACAAACATATTAACATTTGATATAGGAAGCGCAAACTATGACTCAAGATATTATCAAGGTATCGACGGTATAGCTACAGATAATGATGGTTATCTTTGGGTTCTTCATAATTACGATGGACGCATATACTATTTTCCTATAGCAAACCCCACACCAACCCCGCTATCAGGTTTATTCTACTCTAATTTGCCTGATATACAATTATCTGCTTTTGATGGGTCGCAAGCATTTTACAGTGTGTTTGGAGATTGGACTGGCATACGATGGATAAACAAATATTCTAGTTCTATTAATCCAGAACCAAGACTGATTCGCGGCTCTAGTAATTTGTTTGATATAATAAATGATACTCCAATAATAACAAAGATAAATGAAAATTTCGATGCTACTTCAAATTACAAGAGCTATATTCTACAAGAAGGCCTTTCAAATCGTAGAGAGCTATTAAACAACTTTTTAGGTCAAATAGTCGGGGATTATAAAAGTCAACCAGAAACTCTAGGTAAAACAATTTACGAGAAAATAGCTAATTTTGTTGCTAATAATTCCGATCCTGAAGTATGCAATGTAGATTCCTTAAAGAGCTTAATGATACAATATGGATTGCAACCATCAAGCTTTGCAACTGGTTGGCCAGCCAATCTCAAACGAGCTATTGATTTATTGAGCATAAATCAAACTAAATTATTTGGTACCAAGAATACATATAATAGAAATTTTGGATTAAGTGCCTTTTCCTATGATCTAGGAGAAAATTTAGGGGAAGAAATACAGATTGAGTCCGGAACCTTTATAGTAGGGGATCCCATTGTAACGTATGAAAAATTTAGTGAAAAGTATAAACTAATAAATCAAACCATAATACCTGTAACTGATAGATGTATCCCGGTAGTTGGTGAGCCATACCCATTAAGCGGTGTAAATTACAATTGGGGTTGGGGATTAGTAACTGGAAATCGTGCACAGTCGGGCATAGATATTAAGCCATATTATATGTTTTATAAATTTAGACCAAAAAACTTAGACAATATGGTAGATGGTGTTATTAATTTTAATGATTCTCTTACGACTTTAAAACCTACAGCAAGTGGATATCAAGACTGGGTAAAGTTTGGTGGTACTATGGATACAATAATAGCAAGATCACTCTATGAAGGATTAAATTTATTCAAATGAATATTTTTTCTTTCAAATATAGTATATTAGAAGAGTCAGATGATCCAATAGATTATTACGCGCCTGCAACATTTTTTGTTTGGTTAAATCAACAAAACTCAATTAATCATGATATAAACCGTACTTTTGAACTGTATAGAGAGTATATTTTAGCGTGGATCAAGTACAAAGAAAAATCGGAAGATGAGATGAATAATATTGTTAGGGATTCTTATATTCAGGTTCTAAGAGAAGTTGTTGTTAATTTTAGTACAGAAGAAGAGAAAAGATTTATCCTAAATGCCGACTTTACAGACTCAAATGACTTAGATGTTATTTTACCTTTCTTTATAGAAAAAATAAAGGCTATATGCTTATTCTATGCAAATACTCGTGAAGAGATGAAAACTGCTCCTATTCAGCATAATTTACGTGGAAGTAATTTGGGTGTAGAAAATTTGGTTAAAAAGCTAATATTTGATGCAGCTAGAACTAATCAAATAGATTATTCTCAGTATACATGTAGTTTTCCGCCAGTATCAGCTATAGCCAGAGGTCTAAGCGTATATGTTGAAGAATTATACGATACAACAGATACATATTTTAACAATAATTCATTAAGCTCGTACAACTCTTTTAAGAATGACTCTTCGCTCAGAATACAATTAAGTTCTTCTAACCTTAATACTATACTTCCAAGCTTATACTTAAACTTTAAACAAGCTATTATAGATGCAATAAGAGAGTACCCGTTCTTTATACAAACGTTAGGTACAAATAATTTTACTGTAAACCCAATACTTTCTGGCACGGAGTTAAATTATCTTAAACCAAGAGATTTTATATCTTATTTGAGTGGCGGTACTGAAGAATTAAAATTAAATATACAAGCTTTATTAGCCCCAAAATATATTGGTACTGACTTTTATTATTTAAGTACAGGAACAACAACTACAAAGATAGTTAGTGGCTTATTATTTAGCACTAAAACTATTAATAGTTCACCTACATTAAACTTCTTAAACAAACAATACCCCTCGACAGCGTCTGTACCTAATCTAAATTCTTTATATACAGAATATGAACTTGGTAGATTCTTTTTACCGCAGTTCACCGGATTACTAATACACAATACCCCTGTCAAAACATACGAAATAGATATAAATCAATTAAAACCTAATTCGGTTTATGCATTTCCAGATCCAAAAGTTGTAGGTAATGTTAGCTATGGTAATAGTACTGAAGAAGTTTCTATACCGCTTCTGTACAAAATTGATTTAACATGGAATAAAATTAATCGTTCAAATCAATTTGCTTTTGGGGATGTTTTGTCAAATAGTTATAACCCACTCTACTACGGCTACCAAAGCCAGTCACAAGATTTACAGCGAGACATTTCAGGACTATCTAAAGCAGTAGATAATATACAGTTCTGGACAGGAAATAAACAAGAAGTATGGTCTAACCCTGATATATGGGAGGGATTATCTGTAAATGATGAATTACCTATAGATGAAAGACAGCAGTCATTATTAGCTAATAATTATACACCTGTTTATTGGGGAAGCGATATTTTTGGTAATGAATATGGTATTTTAAAGAATGTTTTCCCATTAAAAACTCTTTCTGCTATAGACTATAACGACAGTTCGGTGATACCCGGTAGTAATACTGTCGTACTCTCTACAGATACCTATAACATAAGAAGTTTATATAATAGAAAATACATTACACCTGGTATATTTTATTTTAGAGGTGTAGATACTACTGTGTTGCCTGCAAGCGCAGCATTAAGTGCAATTTTCTTGAAATATCCAGCAGATATTCAAGAAGAAATGTCTAGTTCTGTTCTTTACTTTAACATTTATTTTGATACATTTGTTATAGAAACACAAAATTACGTAGTGATAGATTCCTTTAATTATAATTACGATACTAATAAAATTATTATTAATAACTCTGCAGGTTATTTTATAAAGAAAGTATTTACAAATAATAAATTAGAGAAATTTGCTGGTGAATGGTATTCGGAAAATGATAATACGTTATTTTTAGCCTTTACACAGCTTCTACCCTATTTATCTGGTTCTAATTATAAGGTTCTATATCCAGTAATATATAAAACTCCTTTAACAAATATAAAAGTAGAGAAAGTATATCCTCCAGCTAATACCCCTATTTCCATTAATTCCTATTCCCTGAGCGCGGGTTTTGCAGAACCGCCTCAGATAAATTTGACAGAATTAAACGGGATAAGCTTTACAAAATCAGAAAAAAAAGGTTTATTTAACTTCACCTATCTTGCAAAAAATTTAAACGGAATGCCATTTTTTGTTAATGAGCAATTAAAAGAAGGTGATTGGGATATTTATTTAGAAACTTTTAATCCGCGGCTTTTTAGACCATACTATTTCATATATGATAATAATTATTCTAACCCTGTAATGCCGTTTTTAGTAAAGTACTCAGGTGCACTAGGCGGTACTATGGGCGGTCAGTATCTAAAGAGTGGATATATTGATATAGGTTTTGAAAGCGAACCGGGCGAACTTACATATCTCTTTGCAAATGGAATTCGTCCAGTACAAATAAATAAACCAGGAACTTATATAGTTCAATTTGATTGGGAATCTTATAATGAAGTTTCTATTTTTGTTGGATGTTCAGGTTATAGTATTAAAAATGTTGGTTCAAATATTATATTTAATAATGGTACCCCTAATGCTATAATATTAGATACTTATGGTGAGGTTAGCGGAGAGGCAATTGCCTTCGGTACATATTATAACACTTTGACTAGTGTATCTGCTCTGGCATTAGCTCCCACAGTTACTGCATACTTTGTAGGTATTTCCTCTAATACTGACTTTTCGGTCGGTAGCGCTACCAAGATATCGCCTTCTATAATAACCAATACACCATCAACGTATGGTGATTATACTAAATGGGTTTTATCAAATAAAAGAAATTTAACTTATCAAGAGTTTGCTGAAAGTATAGTACAGGAAGGTAATATTAAATGTTTTATAGTAGATAGGCTCTATCAACCTGTACCAACTTCTGATGATTTTATCTTTGAGTTAATGCCAGCAAGACCATTCTTAAATGCGTTTGCCTCTGATATTTTTCTATATCCTGCAGCTCCTTTTCTTACTCAATATTCTCAAATTAAATGTAATGTAGAGAGACCTACTTTTCCGGATACCAGTGTACTTAAATTTACGCTTACCCCATCAGTATCTATAACAGATTTAACTTTCTGCAAAACTCCATCAGAAATTCTTAGAGATCTTTATATTACTAAATCTGGTACAGGTAGCGGGGTTGTTATCACAGATCCTTATTGCATTGATTGTGGTGATATATGTTATCAGACATTTCCCTATAATTCTACAGTATCTATAGTTGCTTCGGCAAACACAGATAGTGAATTTACGAGATGGGAAGGTGGACCGTGTAATTTATCGATATACCCCGACTGTGTATATAACGTTACAGATAGCTACACCGTTACTGCAGTCTTTACGGTTATTCCTAGGTATGAAGTAAATGCTGTATCACTTGGCTATATAATAACACCTTTCTCCAGTCATTATAATGTCGGAAGAGTATATTCTACGGATGGGTTGATAGATTCTCCTACATATAAATCCTACAATTATAAGAGATTAACTAATGTTTCGCTATCCTGTATAGTACCAATATCTGGATGGTACTTTACAGGGTGGCAAGGTGGGGCATGTGCCGGTATTTCAGATAGAAATATCTGTTCTTTTCAGGTTTCAGAAGCTCAATATGTATCTGCATTTTATATTAGATATTATGACTATAATTTAACTCTAGAGTCTACCACTACTGCAAGCAACTTACAAAATTATGGTAAGGTTATCTCTTATACACAATTTGCATCAAATCAAATAGACTGCTCTGGTAGAACAATAGAAGGATTTACAGGTAATTGCTCTGTTTCACTAACGGGTACTGGTCAACTATCCGGGGTAGGTACATTTATTACATTAAGCGCAATACCTGCAAGAGGATATCAATTTAAAAACTGGATAAACATTCCAGAGTATGGAAGAACTTTTGGAGATAATAGAACCGGGCTAGAGTTTACCGTGGCTTCAGATGTATCTTTATCTGCGCTATTTGACGTAGGATTTTATACTCTAACTATTGAATTTAGTGGTGATGGTGTAGGTTGGATCAAATCTGCAAACCCTCTCGATTCAGGCGCATATGATGAACACGGTATATACGCAGATTCCGGTAACTCAACTCTTCAAACAAAATACCCAATAATAAGCGGTACAGTACTTACACTGTATGCCTCTGCATACCCAGATAATACTATTACAGGTCTTTCTAGTAGAACAACAACATTAGGTTTCGGTAATAGTTCAATTAATATTACCGTTGATAGTGATGTTTCACTAGTTGCAACGTTTAGTGCAGGGGTATTTTACATATTAGATGTAAAGAGATATGGAACAAGCTGTGGTGTTATATCTAGCACACCGGTAGGTATAAATTGTGGTCCTGCCAGCGGACCAGTATGCTCTCAACTCTTACCTAAGGGTACTATTTCAGTCATTGAAACTACCTTGACACCTACATGTAGATTATCAGCATACTTTGGTGATGGTGTAATATATAGTTACGCAGCAGGGAGAGGTATTACATTTAAAGCAGGGCCAGGTACTACACCTATTAGTATAGTCGAATTTATAGAGACAGAGTCGTTTGCTCTTGTAGATGGTAGTATTATTCTAGATTCGACTGGTGCTCCATATATTTCGAGTAATAGTATTAATATAACTAACGGAGAAATTAAGATACCTATAACAACAAACAGAACGGTGTCTGCATACCTGTATTAAATAATATATGAGTTATCACAGTTATTACCACCTGCCTCCTACCCCCACTCCTACCCCTACCCCTACACCTACCCCTACACCTACACCTACACCTACACCTACCCCCACTCCTACCCCTACCCCTACACCTACCCCTACACCTACCCCTACCCCTACCCCTACACCTACA